GCTCGGAAAACGCGCGCTAGGTGAGCCGCCGGACCCATGCCCCCCAGGGCGCTGAACCCTTGTGATTACTGGGCAAGCGGCATTTCGCCCCGCTGAGAATGGGTCAGTTAACGACCCGTTAAGGGGGTGCTAAGTGAGTCGAGCGAAGGCGCCGGACATGCGTACCGGCAACGCCAACACTGCCGCCGTCGCTGAGCCTGCCCCCGTCGTGTACGAGGGTCGAGCGCCCCGTGTGCCGGCGCACCTGAAGGCCACGGGCAAGGACGTATGGCGGAACGTGTGGGCAGCGGGCATGGGTGCCTTCTCGCCCGACACTGACCGGAACGTGATCCTGCGTTACTGCGAACTTCAGGACCGTCGAGCCGACTTGCTGAAGCTGATCGAAGCCGACGGATACATGTCTGAGGGTTACAACGGTCAGCCGGTCGCGCACCCGATGCTTCGCTTCGTGGAGTCCACGGAGAAGGAACTTAGGTCTATCGAAACGGCGATTGGCTTCACGCCGGAAGCACGCTTGCGCCTGGGGCTTGTCGCTTCAGAAGCGCGGAAGGTTGCTGCCGGTCCGGAGGATTTCTAGGGGGTGACCGGTGAGCATTGACCCGGTCATTGCCCGACACATTCCCGCTGACGCGCCCTTCCCGTCTGAGGGTTACCGGGTCGCGAAGTGGATTGAAGAGTTTTGCTTTCTGACGGGATCGTTCGCCGGCCAACCGTTCCGGCTTCTCCCGTGGCAGCGCGAACTTCTGATTGACGCGTATGAGCTGACCCAAGACACCTTCGGGCGTTGGCGTCGGAAACATCGCACGGTCGTCGTGTGCGTTGCGAGGAAGAACGGCAAGTCAACGCTTGCCGCTGCGATCATGCTGTATCACCTGATTGCCGACCGGGCGGACGCCCAGCGTCAGATCATCGCTGCCGCCAACGACCGGAATCAGGCGCGTATGGTGTTCGACTCCGCGAAGCAAATGGTGAACGCTTCACCGAAGCTTGCCGCCGTCTGTGACGTACAGCGCGACGTGATCCGGTACAAGGACAACACCTATCGGGTTGTGTCCGCCGACGCTGGACGGCAACAGGGCTTGAACCCTGCCGCTGTGTCGCTCGATGAGTACGCGTTCAGCAAGCACTCTGACTTGTTCGACGCGCTGACGCTGGGTTCTGCCGCGCGTAATCAGCCGCTCTTTCTCGTGATCTCCACAGCCGGCCCGGACCCGGACGGACCCTTTGCCGCACTGTGCGAACAGGGTGAGCGGGTCAACTCCGGTGAGGCTGACGACCCGACGCTTTTCTATCGGTCGTGGGGGCCGAAGATGGGCGAGACGTGCGACCACCTAGACCCCGAAGTGTGGCGCGCGTGCAATCCGTCGTACGACATTCTGAACCCGGACGACTTCAAGGCCGCTGCGCAGCGGAGCACTGAAGCAAGCTTCCGTATCTACCGGCTCAGTCAGTTCGTCCGTGGCGCGTCGACATGGTTGCCACACGGGCTGTGGGATTCGCTCGCCCAGGACGGCGACGACCTTGAGCCTGGGGACGAAGTGGTTTTGGGGTTCGACGGCTCTTGGAAGGGTGACAGTACGGCGCTTGTCGCCTGCCGCATCCGTGACCTGAAGGTGTTCGTGGTCGGGCACTGGGAAGCCCCAGCCGACGACGTTCATTGGCGGGTGCCTATGGCCGACGTCCGTGACGCCCTACACGAAGCGCTCGACGTCTACCGGGTGCGGAACCTTGTCGCTGACCCGTACCGCTGGGAAGAGACGCTAGACAATCTCGAAGCCGACGGCTTCCCGGTTGAAGCGTTCCCGACCAACTCACTGAAGCGCATGGTGCCTGCCACTCAGGCTGTGTACGACGCGTGCCGTGACGGCAGGTTGGCGCACGACGGCAACCCGGCACTTGCCCGGCACATCGGAAACGCTGTGCTGCGGGAAGACAAGAACGGCGCACGCATCACGAAGGAACACGCGTCGAGCCGTCGAAAGATTGACCTTGCCGTTGCCATGATCCTTGCCGTTCACGGCGCTGTGATGTGGCGCGAAGACAACGGGGCTCACGTCGACACGGCCATTGTCGCCACCTGGGAAGGCAACGACGGGCAGGTGTTCACGTCCGGCCTTCCGGACGCTGACGACTTCTTCTCTGATCTCTAACCCAGCCTACTCACGTGAGTAGGCTGGGCCACTTTCCCGAAGGGGGCACTGTGGGTTTTTGGTCTGCACTCTTCGGGCGGGGGCATTCGCCGGCGCTCGACGCTGCGGAAGGTCGAGCCTGGGAACCGTACGACCCGACGATTTACAACCTGGGTATCACGGCGGCTTCCGGTGAGCGGGTCACGCCGCACGAAGCGCTTCAGGTGTCTGCCGTCTTCGGCTGTGTCCGTCTCCTGTCAGAGACGATAGCCACGCTGCCGCTGACGACGTACAGCAAGCGCGGGGGCGCCCGTCGAGAGATCACGTCTCCCGACTGGATTGACTACCCGAACGCGGAGCCGGGCGGCATGGGCAGGATTGACATTCTGTCCCAGACGGTTCTATCGCTTCTCCTTCAGGGGAACGCGTTCCTTGCCGTCCGCTGGGCGGGTCCCAACATCGTGGGGCTTGACGTGCTCGACCCGACGAAGATTCAGGTTCACATGATCATGGTGGACGGAATCCGTCGGAAGGTCTTCGAAGCGTTCGACGTAGACGACGACGGCAATGAAGTTCTGTTGGGTTGGTTCACGCCGCGCGACGTCCTTCACATTCCCGGGATGATGCTTCCCGGTGAGTTCGTCGGTTGCTCGCCCATCACGTACGCGCGTGAGTCCATCGGGCTTGCGCTTGCGTCTCAGAAGTACGGGTCTAAGTTCTTCGCCAATGGCGCCATGCCTGGGGCTGTGGTGGAAGTGCCCGGCACGATGAGCGAAGAGGGTTTGGCCCGTGCGCGCGAAGCGTGGCGTGCCGCTAACTCCGGCGTCGACAACGCGCACCGTGTTGCGCTGCTGACTGAAGGCGCGAAGTTTTCGAAGGTCGCTATGTCGCCCGACGAAGCTCAGTTTCTTCAGACCCGTCAGTTTCAGGTTCCGGAGATTGCGCGCATTTTCGGCGTGCCGCCGCACCTGATCTCTGACGCTACTAACTCCACTTCGTGGGGTTCGGGTCTTGCCGAACAGAACATTGCCTTCACGATGTTCAGCCTTCGCCCGTGGCTTGAGCGGATTGAGTCGGGCTTTAACCGGCTTCTCTTCGCTGAGACGGCGGACCGGTTCCGCTTCGTGAAGTTCAACCTAGACGGCATTCAGCGTGGCGCTCCGAAGGACCGTATGGAGCTTTACAGCCTGGGTCTTCAGAACGGCATTTACAGCATTGACGAAGTGCGCGCTGCCGAAGACATGCCGCCCCTGCCCGACGGGTTGGGCGAGTCGTACCGGGTGCCGCTGAACCTGGGCGAAGTCTCCGATGAGCCTGAGCCTGAGCCGGCGCCTACTCCCCCAGCCATCGAACCCCCGGCTTCTGAAACGCCGGACGAAGAGCCGGACCCGAACGCGGAGCCGGACGACGAAGGGGATACAAGCGAAGATGACGACGCGTGAACTTCGGTTCGCGGTCGGCACCCTTGAAGAGCGCTCATCGGAAGTCGATGGGCGCATTTCTATGCGCGGGTACGCGTACCGGTTCAACGAACTGAGTCACGACCTGGGCGGCTTCCGGGAACGCATCGTTCCTGGGGCGGGGGCGCCGTCGCTGCGACAGAACGACGTATACGCCACCTTCAATCACGACACGCGTGCACTTCTAGGGCGTACTTCGTCCGGCACGCTGCGGGTTGGCGAAGACCGCGAAGGCGGTTGGTACGAGATTGATCTACCGGACACGACGGTTGGCCGTGACGTTGCTGAGCTTCTGAAGCGGGGCGACCTTCAGGGGTCGTCCTTCACCTTCCGTGTGCTCGACGGCGGGCAGCGTCGTTCCGACGAAGACGACCCTGAGACGGGGCTTCCCGTCCGGGAGATCACAGCCATGGACGTTGTGGAAGTTGGCCCGGTCGTGAACCCGGCTTACCCGACGACTCAGGCAGCGCTTCGCTCGATTGAAGAGACGTTGCGCATTGGGGAGTTCGCGCCCCCGAACGAAGAGCGCGATTCCCAGCCGGCGGAAGTGACCCCGGCTTCTCACCCCGATGTGCGCGCCCTTCTTCGCGCGCTGAACAAGTAAGGAGCGTCATGGACGCGACTACCCTTAGCGCCAACTTCGAAGCGCGTGAGCGGGCGACCGCTGAGCTTCGGGCGCTCACTGATGAGTTCGCCGGTAAGCCGATGGACGCCGACGCGACCGCGAAGGAAGAGCGTCTTCTCTCCGCCATTGCGGAGTTTGACGGTCGTATCAAGCGCGGCATTGATGCCATCAAGGCAACCGACGCCGTCACTTCCCTTCTGTCCGGCCTTCAGGGTTCCGGCACTGCCCAGCGCTCCGCCGACGTTGACGACGAGACGCGTCTTCGTGAGGGTTCGCTGAGTGAGGCACGGTCCTGGGAGTTCGCCCCGGAGAAGCGCGACGGCACGAAGGCCGCGAACCCGAACGTCCTTAGCCGCACCCTTTACGGTCAGCTCATCGCTCAGGCGGTCGAGCGTTCCGCGATCATGCGTGGCGGGGCGACCACCTTCACTACGTCGGACGCGAACCCGATTGACTTCACGGTCATCACGGGTCGCTCTTCGGCGTCCATCGTTGGTGAGACTGCCGAGATTCCTGAGTCTTACCCGGCGACCACTCAGCGCAGCATGGGCGGCTTCAAGTACGGCTTCGCTTCGGTCGTGTCGTATGAGTTCGCCACTGACCAGGTTCTTGACCTTGTCGGCTTCCTGGTGAGCGACGCCGGTCCGGCCATTGGTGACGCCATGGGTCGCCACTTCATCACGGGTACCGGTACCGGTCAGCCGCGCGGCATCCTGACTGACGCTTCGCCGGCCACGGCTACCTTCTCCGCCGTCGCTGAGGATTCCACCGTTTCCGACGCGCTGATTGACCTGTTCCATGAGGTTCCTTCGGCGTACCGGGCGAACGCGAAGTACGTCGTCAACGACCTTCGTGCGGCTCAGATGCGCAAGCTGAAGGACGCGAACGGTCAGTACCTGTGGCAGTCCGGTCTTACCGTCGGCGCCCCGAACCTGTTCAACGGCAAGGTTGTTGAGACTGACGACGGCATGCCCGTTGACAAGATCCTGTTTGCCGACCTGAGCAAGTACCGGGTCCGCTTCGCCGGTTCGCTGCGTGTCGACCGTTCGGTTGACGCGAAGTTCAGCACTGACCAGATCGTTTACCGGTTCCTTCAGCGTGCGGACGGTCTTCTTGTCGACGCGCGCGGCGCGAAGGTTCTGACTGTCGGCGCCTGATCCTTCCCGGGTGTGGGGCGCTTCAGCCTACTCACGTGAGTAGTCTGGGGCGCCCTTCCCTGGGTCCCTAGGAGGGGGCGCAGCGTGGCTTACGCAACGATTGAAGAGCTTCGCGCGCTGGACGGACTAGACGACGCGTCGCTTTTCCCCGATGAACTTCTGTCTGAAGCAATCGACTTCAGCGTTGAAACCGTAGAGACGTACTGCGGACAGAAGTGGGACACGGTAGACAACCCGACGCCGGAAACGATCCGTTGGTGTGTGCGGAGTCTCGCGCGGCAATACGTGCTCGACCACGTGTCGCGTATCCCGGATCGTGCCCTTCAGCTTCAGTCTGAGTTCGGTTCGATTCAGCTTGCCCAGGCTGGGGGTCAGTGGCGCCCGACGTCGCTGCCCGAAGTCAACGCGAAGTTGAACCTGTACCGGGTGCGCCTGCCATTCATCTTCATGTGACGGGGGCACCGTGGCACTGATCTTTGACGCGAAGGTTGCCCTGTTCGACAAGCTGAAGGCGCTTGCGCCGGCTGACGTTCAGTGCACCTTCGCGGAGACGGGAGACAACTCCCGACGAAAGCAAGTGTGGCTAGGGGCGACCACAGACGACGAACTTGCCCCCGTGGCTATGCGCTCCGGCGCGAAGCCGACCAACGTGACCGGCTACGTAGAAGCGCACGCCGTTGTCACGACCCCGGGCAATCCGATTGACGCTGAGCGGGGCGTGTACGCGATTCGCGACGTCGTCAAGGACGCATGCGGCGCGCTGAACGCCGACCTTGCTTCGGTCCCGGGGCTTCTCGACGTACGCCCTGAGTCGGCTTCCGTCGAGTCAACCGAAACCACTGACGGCGCGTATTCCGCGCTTACCGTTCGCGTCCGTGTTCGTGGGCGCGTCTACCAATAGAAGGGGGCGCACGCATGGCGCTGGACGCAAGCATTGGCATCGGCCGTGAAGACACTTACGGCACCCTGTCTGCCGTCGTAGAAGGGTACGAGGGGCAGGCGGATTCGTGGAAGACCACACGTGAGTTCATTGAGTCGGTCGGCTTCCGGGCGGGTATGCAGACTGCCCGCGCTGACCGTCGGAACGTGGTCAACATGGGCGGAGAAGGGGAACTTGAAGTTGACCTTCTCGACGCCGGAGCCGGGTCCCTTCTGACGTCGGCGTTCGACAAGGTCACGGTCACCGACACGGGCGGCGTGAAGACGACCGTCCTTGAGACGTCGGACGTGACCCAGGCGCCTAGCTTCTCGGCTCAGATGGTTCGCCCGGGTACTGACGGCGTGAAGGCCGCGTACAAGCACAAGGGCTGTGTTGCCACTGAGTGGAGCCTTACCGCTGAGGTTGAGGAAGCCGTGAAGCTCAGTGTGACGTTCGACTTTCAGGACGTCGAGCACACGACCAACCCGGCTCAGATTGTCGCCCCGACGTACCCGGCTCAGGCGTACCCGTACGACTGGACCCGGACCGGGGTCGAGCTTTCGAAGGACGGCAGCGCGGTTGCGTTCGACGCCACTTCGCTTGAGCTGACCGGTGACCTGGGCTTGAAGACGGACCGGCGTTTTCTCCGCGCGAATGAGCTGAAGAAGAAGCCGATTCGCAACGCCGTGCCGACCTATGAAGGCACCCTTGAAGGTGAGTTCAGCGCGTCTTCGCTGACCCTGTACGAAGCCTTTATTGCGGGTGAGCTGTGCGCGCTGAAGGTGACGTTCGCGGGTGTGCTGCCCGGCTCTTCGCTCACTGTGGAGTGCCCGGCGATTCAGTTCACGGGCGAGTCTCCCGAAGCCGCCACGGACGAAGTGACGGTTCACAACCTGCCCTTCCGTGTGCTCGACCCGGGCGACGGCACGGCGGCAATCAAGCTCACGTACGTCGAGCCGGGTACTGAGCCGGCGCCGTAATGGCTCAGCGGTCCGCGTACACGATTCGTGTTGACGGACTTCGTGAGCTTCAGCGCAACGTGCGGACGCTCAAAGACAAGGAACTGAACAAGGCAGTCCGTGAAGCCAACAAGGCTTCCGCCGAAATTCTGATTCCCCAGGCGAAGCACGAAAGCCCGGACGGTAAGCGCGACGCGAAGTCGAGCAAGAAATACCGTCCGGGCAAGCTGGACAAGTCCATCAAGGTCACGGCGTCCACGAAGGGCGCCGTCATTAAGGCCGGCTCCGCTGCCCGCGTCCCGTACGCCGCCGCAATCCACTTCGGATATCGCAAGCGGAACATCAAGCCGAACCGATTCCTTTTCCGCGCCATGGCACGTAAGAGCGCCCAGGTTGCGGCCACCTATGAACGCCGGATTGACGCCGTCGTTCGCACTTATTTGGAGAGTAACCGTGCCGGTTAAGAAGCCCGTTGACATTCCCCAGGACTTCACCCTTGACCTGAAGCTTGAGTCTCTGACGCTCGATGAGATTGACGCCATTGAAGAGATCACGGGCATGCCGCTGGACGCGCTGAACAAGCCGGGCACTCGACGCGCGCCGATGCTGAAGGCAATGGCGTACGTGACCATGAAGCGCAAGTACCCGGACTTCACCATTGAAGACGCCGGAGCGCTGCGCATCAACCTGAAGGGGAAGGCAAAGCCGGACCCTACCGCAGCCAACGCGTGATTGCGTGCGCACGTCTGGTCAGTCACTTTCGCGGGTTGACGTGGTCGGACGTGCGCTCAATGGAGCTTCGCGACTTCAACGCGTTGGTTGAACAAATGGCGGACGACATAGAAGCCGAGAAGAAAGAGCTTCGCCGGTCGTCTCGTGGACGTAGTGGCGGCACGGCAAGCGGCAGTGAGCGACGCACGCCGGTTATGACTTAGGGGGTGCGTCGTGGCTAAGCCCATTCAGATCACGATCATGGGCGACGCTGAGCAATTGTCCCAGACACTTGACGAAGCGTCGGATGAGATCAGCGCATTCGGTGAGCATGCGAAGGGTCTTGCTCTTGCTGCGGGTGGCGCTATCGCCGTCGGCGTTGGCGCCGGACTTGCTGAGGCAATGGAGCGGGAAGCCGGGTCTGACCTTCTCGCGGCTCAGTTGGGCGCGTCGCCGGCTGAGGCAAAGAAGCTGGGTGAAGCGGCAGGCGCCGTGTACTCCGCCGGATACGGGGAGTCGGTAGCCGACGCGAACGAAGCGCTGAAGTCCCTTTGGCAACAGGGTCTTGTGCCTGCCGGAGCGACCGCCGATGAAATGGCGAAGATCAGTGAACAGGCAATGGACGTGTCCAACGTCCTGGGTGACGAAGTCGGACCGACCGCGAACGCCGTTGGCGTGATGCTGAAAACCGGCATGGCGAAGAATGCCACTGAGGCTTTCGACATTCTTGTTGCCGGTACACAGAACGGCGCCAACAAGGCCGAAGACCTGTTGGACACGTTCAACGAATACTCAGTTCAGTTCAAGGGCATCGGCCTTGACGGTAAGACGGCAATGGGGCTTCTGTCCCAGGGTCTTCAGGGTGGCGCCCGTGACGCTGACCTTGTGGCCGACTCCCTGAAGGAGTTCGGTCTTATCGTGCGCGCGGGTGGCGACACCGTGAATGACGCGTACGCGAAGATGGGTCTGTCCGGCAAGGAAATGACGAAGGCCATTGCCGAAGGCGGACCGGCCGCGAAGGATGCCCTAGACAAGACGCTTGACGGACTTCGGAACATCAAGGACCCGGCGGAGCGCAGCGCCCTTGCCGTTCAGCTCTTCGGTACCCAGGCCGAAGACATGCAAGACGCCCTTCTGAAACTCGACCCGTCGTCGGCGGTTGATTCGCTGGGCAAGGTCGACGGAGCCGCGAAGCACGCCGGCGACACGATGCACGACAACGCCGCGAACAAGCTGAAGGTCTTCACCCGGTCCCTTCAGACTGGGTTGGTTGACTTCCTGGGCGGCACGGTGCTTCCCGTGGCCGAACAGTTCGCTGACAAGCTGGGTGCCATCGGGTCGGCTATGCAGACGGCAGCGGGCTTCGTGGCGCAGCACTCGACCACGTTCGGGATTATCGCCGGAGTCATCACGACCCTGATTCTTCCCGCGCTGATTCAGTGGCTTGTTCAACAGGGCATTACCGCTGCGGGTGTGGTTACCGGCTGGGTCACAACGGCGGCAGCGTCGGTGACGTCAGCGGCAACCCAGGTGGCTTCATCGTGGTCAACCATCGGCGGATGGATTGCGGCGGCAGCACGCGCCGTTGTCTCCGGCGCCGTCATTGTCGGGCAGTGGGTTTTGATGGGCGCTCAGTCGCTCATTCAGGCGGCTCGAATGGCGGCAGCGTGGCTTATTGCCATGGGACCGATTGCGCTTCTGATCGCTGCCATTGTCGGGTTGGTCGTGATCATCATTGCCAACTGGGACACGATTTGGGAGTACACGAAGAAGGTCTTTCAGTGGCTTTGGGACTGGGTCAAGAAAATCTTCGGATGGCTGAAAGACCTGTTCCTGAACTTCACCGGACCCGGCTTGCTCATCAAGCATTGGGACAAGATTTGGACGGCGACGAAGAACACGTTCAACAACGTGAAGAACTTCGCGAAGGACGCCCTGAACGCTGTGGTGGACTTCGTCAAGGGCTTGCCGTCGCGCATCCTGTCTGCCGCTTCGAAGTTGCTCAGCGCGGGCAAGTCCGTCGGCGGATACGTCATTGACGGAATCAAGAACGGTCTTTCGAAGCTGGGCGGCTTCGCGTCGTCGCTTGCGTCCGCCGTCGGTCGCGCTGCAAAGGGCGCTATCAACGGCGTGATTGACCTTCTGAACTGGGCAATCCCGAACAAGCTTGGTTGGGGCAAGCTGAGCATTGACCTTCCGGACAACCCGATTCCGAAGATTCGCGCCATGGGTGGACCGGCTTCCGGCTGGACCCGCGTTGGTGAGCGTGGCCCGGAATGGGTGAACCTGCCGAACGGCTCGACGGTACTGCCCAACCATGCCGGAGTCGGAGCCGGCGGAGTCACGGTCAACGTCCAGACGAACGCTGACCCCTGGGCAATCGGGCGCGAAGTGGCCTGGGCGCTCCGCACGACCCCTGCCTAATCCAGCCTACTCACGTGAGTAGGCTACGGCGCCCCTCAGTCGACCACTGGGGGGCGCCCCCTTATGTCCCGAAGGAGGTTGCCCAGTGGCCCAGTTGAGCGACTGGACATGTGAATTCAACGGGCTTGTCATGGGTGAACCCGACTCCGCCATTTCGATTGTCGGCGTTGACGGACTCTTGACGCTGCCCGAAGTTCGGTCGTCAGACCTAACGCTTGTGCAGAGAAACGGGCTGTGGCCCGGACGGGACTACCTGAACGGGCGCACGGTCACGCTGACGCTCGAAGTGTACGGCTCGACCCGGGAAGAGTTCACGGACGCCCTGAACGCCCTTCAGGCGGCTTTCGTCGCTGGGGTTGATGAATCGGCCTTCCGGTTCCGTTTCCCGGGCGCAGCGGCAGACCAGACGGCTTACGTCATGGCACGTACGCGCAAGCGCAGCGCTCCGCTCGACCTGAACTTTGCGTACCTGACTTGCAACATGGTCGTTGAGCTTTTCTCGACGTCGCCTTACATCATCGGTGACGCGCCCCGTACTCAGACTGTGCGGAGCCTGAAGCGCGAGAAGGTACCTAGCGGCTTCGTTCCCCCGGCAACGGTTCCATGGCAGATCGAAGCTCAGGGCACTACGCCGGCTGACCCGGTTACCCGCTTCACCCAGTACGGCAGCGTTGCGGCTCGACCGCTCATCACGATCACGGATGCCGCTTCACCGACGCTGATTGACGACGTCACGGGACAGTTCTTCAGCGTCGACTACGACGGCACGGTTGTTATCGACTCCGCTGCCCAGACCATTACCAACGCCCAGGGGGGCGACGTAAGCGGCTTCATAACCGTCGGTTCCGTGTGGCCTGAGTTCGGCCCGGGTGAGCACCGTTTGCGGCTCCGCAGTAGAGACGAATACACGTCAGCGACGGCTTCGCTTACGTGGTCGGATAGGTGGGTTTGATGAGTTCCTTTGCATGGTTTCAAGACGGCGTCGGCTACGGGGGCAGCGACCTTGCCAACTGGCAGAGTCTCATGGTTCCGCGCGGGTCGCTGAAGCACCTGTTCTCTTCAACTACCCAATTCCTTGCCAACTCGAATCAGACGAACCGAACCGTGGCCATTGGTGCGGGCAACGTCTTTATCGGCGGCACGTCGAGCGGCGGCACGTGGGCATGGTCGGACGGCGGCACTCTGTCTGTCCCGACGGCTTCGAACGACAACCCGCGTAAGGACCTGATCGTTGCTCGACTGACGACGGCGGCAGCGGACGGCGCCAACGGGCTTGCAATCGAACTGATTCAGGGCACGCCTGCCGCTTCGCCGGCTGTGCCGACTCGACCCGACAACGCCGTTGCGCTGTGCATCGTGGATCAGCCGAAGGCTTCAACGACCTTCAGTATCACGGTCGTTCGGCACACGGGACAGTACGGGGATCAGGCGACCCTAGCGAACGGCGCTGTGGCTATCGACTGGGCGGGTGTGCTGCCGTCGGCTTCGGCCTTCCCGACCGGCTTCACGCTGTACGACCTGGGGACGAATCAGCGTTGGGTGCGGAAGAACGATCAGACATGGTTCACGTCGGACCCGGGTCCGTGGAAGTCGTGCACCCTTCAGAACGTTCAGGCGAAGGACGGCACGAACGTGACCGTCACGGGTTCGCTGTACGTGCGCGAGTCGTCCAACGGTTGGGAGTTGTCGGGTCAGCTCAACTTCTCCCCCAGCAAGGATTTTGACCAGCTTGTGACTCCGGCTCTTCTTCCGGCGGGAATCACGCGCCCGACTCAGAACACTTACGGGTCGTCGGGTCAGTCCTGGGCGAACACGACTAGCGGCGTTGCGCGTCTCGCGCTTATGACGAACGGTTCCGTTGAGTTCGGAAACGACGGCACTGCCGGTACTGCCTACGTGAACGAACAGTTCAGTAAGTCGCCGTGGAATTCGTAACCGACTCCCTTCATATAGGTAGGGGGTATATCCATGCCTGACTTTGAAGTTCTTCAGGTAGAAGCCAAGACGGGCGACGTTATCGCAACGTTGCCCGTCACGGGCATTAGCTACGGCGAGACGCTGAACGCAGCGGGTACGGCGACAATCGGTATGCCGCTGGACGCTGCCGACCCGGAGACGCTTACGCCTGGGCGTGCTGCCCTTGTCGTGTTGCGCGACGGCGAACCGGACTGGGGCGGAATGCTTTGGACGGCGACCGCTGACCTGAACGCCGGCACTCTCGCGCTGAACGCGTCCGGGTGGCATAGCTATTACGGCGCCTGTTACCTGGGTGGCTGGGTGCCACGCGAAGACGGCGGGGGCCGCATCCTGGGTAAGTGGGGCGGATACAAGGGCACGAAGGATCAGGCGCTTCTACTCACCGACTGGATTGAGTGGGCGAACGACAACGGCGGCATCGGCACGGACACGTCACGGCTGACGACGACCGGCAAGATTCGTTCCCGTGAATGGGGCTTCTCGGAGTTCAAGAACATCGCTGAGGCAATCAACGAACTTGCCGACGAAGACGGCGGCTTTGACTTCCGGTATGAAACCTACTGGGCGAACGCCGCGCGTACCCGTATCGGGAACCGGCTTCTGAAGTCTCCGCGCGTGTCGCTGACGTTTCCGACGCTCACTCATCGGCTCGACGCCGACGTGTCCCAGGTGGCTTACGACGGCAGCAAGCTTGCGACCCGGGCATGGGCGTTCGGCGCCGACATGGGTACGGGCGTGAAGCCGTATCACTCCGTCGTCAACGACCTTGACACTCCGTCGCTGACCCAGGTCGTCACCTATGGCGACTTGAAGGCTACGGCTGACCTTGTGCCGAAGGCCGCTGCCCTTGCTGCCGTTGGTCGGCAGGTGATTGCGATTCCGACGCTGCACCTGTACCCGGGCGTGTACGACCCGGCGTCGTTCGTGGTCGGTTCGCACGGCACGGTGAATGTCGATTCCGGCTATGTCCGCTTGCTTGAAGAGTTCGTGATCACTGAACGGCGCATTGACGTTGACGTGAACGGCACGGAGACGGCGGCGTTGTCTCTGGCCAGTAAGGAAGTGTTTGTAAGTGGCGATTCAAGCTAACGCGCTGCCGCCGTCTCTCGTGGACGAACTGAATGAGATGAAGCGCCGGCTGACTGCCCTTGAGCGTAAGCCGAAGCTTGGCAGCGTGAATCAGCCGATGCCGTTCAGCTCTTATCAGTCGCCTTCCGTTGAAGGCACGACGGGTGAAGAGTACGGGCCGCATGTCCTGGGACTCATCAACTCGACGGGGCTGAATCAGCCGGTTCTCATCCTTCAGATTCCGTTTCACCTTCCTTGGTATTCCACGGGCACGCCGGACGTGTCGGTTCGCGTTTGGGTCCGGGACATGGTGACCAACGGCAAGACGGCGGAATTCACCATTGACAAGACGTCGGACTTCACCACTGCCGATACACGGGGCTTGACGCGCCGACTGACGTTCTCTTGGGTGCACCCCCAGCCGATTGGGTTTGACGACTCCAACGAATGGAAGGGCTTTGTCGTTGAGTACAAGGTTCTGAAGCGGCTGAGCGACGGCAACACAGTCGGTATGGGAATGCCGCACCTGATCACGGGTGTGCCCCTGGGGACTTATCTCGAAGAGACAACGGACGGCAACCCGCGCATTGACGGCATGCTGACCCCGACCGACGGGGGGCCGGCGACATGGGGCTAACAGACCTTGCCGGTACCGCTGAGTTGGTTGGTGGTGCTGCCGCCTTCCTGTTGCTTCTCGGCAGGCAGGTGAAGAACGGCACGCGCGACGGTTGGCGGGATGCTGCGGAGTCGCACCGTGAACGCGCCGACGCCCTTGAGAAGCAAGTAGAAACGCTCGTTAGCGAAGTCCGCGCGCTGCGCGTCGAGAACGAAAAGCTTCGTGAGGAAGTCGCGGAGCTTCGCACTGAGAACCGTGAGCTTCGCGACCACATTGACAGACTGATAGGGGGCGACGCGTGACGGCACTGCCGAACGAGATTCCGACGGTTCGGGTAACCGGCACGTACCGGGGGCCGGACGGTCGAGCACTGAAGGGGACGGTTACCTTTACGGGTCCGTCCCTTCTGACTTTCCCTGAGTCGAACCTTTTCCTTGCCGGTCCGGTCGTCGCCACGCTCGATGAGTCGGGGCAGATCATTGACGCTGACGGCAACGTTGGCGTTTACCTGCCTGCCACTGACGCGCCGGACATGAACCCGACGGGTTGGACATGGACGGTTAAGGAGACGCTGACGGGTGTCGTCGGGTCGCGCACCTATTCAATGGTGCTGCCGAAGGACACCCTAGACAACGTCATTGACCTTGCCGACGTTGCGCCGGCTGACCCGTCGACTCCCAACTACGTTGCCGTACCCGGTCCTTCGGCGTACGACGTCGCCGTTGCCCAGGGCTTCACCGGTACTGAGTCTCAGTGGCTGACGTCGCTTGTCGGTCCGGTCGGCTCACCCGGTAACAAGATATGGACCGGCACGGCTTCGCCTACAACGGTAGGCATTGACGGAGACGTGTTCTTCCAGCGCGTCACAACGACGACCCTGGGCGTAGATAACACGGCGTACAAGATGTGGACGAAGTCCGCCGGTACGTGGTCGGTCGCTACGGCCGATGTTCGGGGCGCTGCGCTGTATGTGGCTAGCGGCTCGACGTCGAGCACTGGGACCGTTGCCGGTGACGTCCTGATCCGGACCGACACGGGTGACGTCTATCAGCGTGACGCGTCCGGCTGGGGCACGCCGAAGGGCAACATCAAGGGCGTCAAGGGTGACACGGGCGCAACGGGTGCCCAGGGTCCGAAGGGTGATACGGGCGCTGCGGGTGCTCCGGGCGTCGTCCAGTCGGTGAACGACGTCTCTGCCGCCGCTGTGACTGTCGACCTTGCTTCGGTCATGGCGAAGGGTGGCACGGCGTCCGGCGCTATGTCGCTCACGAACCCGTCGGGCGTGGCGCTGAGCGTTCAGGGCAACGGGACCAACAACGCCGTCGAGTGGAAGAACCCTGCCGGGTCGCTGATCACGCGTATCGGTCCGAACGGCAACCTTGTTGCCCAGGGCGCTGCGTACTTCGCAAGCGGCTTCCAACTCGGCTCGACGTCAACGGACTTCGGCGGGGGCGCCGGCGGAATCCTGGGCATTGACGACGCGTCCACGGTGCCGACCACGAACCCCACTGCGGGTGTGGTCGTGTACTCCGAAGGCGGCGTGTTGAAGGTGCGACAGGCGGACGGCACGGTTGTTGCCGTTGGCTCCGGCGGCACTGGGGCTGTGTCGAGCGTCAACGGCAAGACGGGCGTTGTCGTCCTTACCGCTGCCGACGTCTCCGCGCTTGCGACGTCCGTGAAGGGCGCTGCGAACGGCGTTGCTCCGCTCGACGCGAACAGTGACGTTCCCCTTGCCAACCTGCCCGACGTCGCGCGGAACACGTGGACGCCCCAGGCTCTTGGGTTCAAGGCATGGGCGTGCGACCCGTACGGCGTGGCGAACCCGGTTGCGAAGTACCTGAAGACCGGTCGCCTGTTCTTGACCGGCTTCAACATCACGGAGTCGACCACAGTCACGAAGGCTGTGATGTTCGCGCGTGGCTACGGCGGCGTTACGGCTGACCGTTGGATGGCAGGTATCTACCGGGAAGACGGCACGCGCGTTGTCGCGTCGTCCGCCGTGAACCTTGCTATGGCTGGTCAAGAGTCGGGCGTGTTGCCTGCCATGGCGTCGAACCATATTGGCGCCGTGCCGTTGTCGTTCACGTCCACCACTCTTACGCCTGGGCGTTACTGGGTCGCGTGGATTCAGACTGTGGGCGGCACTGCGGACTTCGCGTTTTATCACGTCCAGAACGAAGCGCCTGTTGCCACGGCGAACTTCTTCATGACCACGACCCCGTTCCCGCGCGCATGGTATCTCGACGGGCAGACCGGACTTCCGACGACGGTAAGCCCGACGAATGCCGCTGCGCTTGCTGACCATGACATTCCGATTATGGCGCTTGCCTGATCGGTCCCCCAGCCTACTCACGTGAGTAGGTAAGCCCCGGAGCAATCCCGTTCCGGGGCTTTTCGCTGCGCACATTCGGAGCGTGCTTTGAGTCTCGCAAAGGTTCTGTCCATAGCGTCCGCCGAAGTCGGCTATCACGAAGGCAAGTCGGGCGGGCATTGGAACAACATTCAGAAGTATTCGCCGGCCGTGCCGGGGCTTGAGTGGTCCCAGGGGCAGGCATGGTGCGCAACTTTCGTTTCCTGGGTCGCGCTGAAGGCTGGGGACGCTGAGCTTTTCCCGCGCACGGCTTCGTGTGCAACGGGCGTTTCCTGGTTCAAGAACAAGGGTCGCTTCTCGGAGTACCCGGCGGTTGGCGCTCAGGTTTTCTTCGGAGCCGGGGGCGGAAGCCACACCGAAATTTGCGTCTCGTATGACGCTGACTTCGTGTACACGGTCGGCGGCAACACGAACGGCAACGGGTCCGCCGAAGGCGACGGCGTGTATGAGAAGAAGCGCGCACGGCGTGACGCGTACCTGTACGGCTACGGCTACCCGGCTTACTCCGGCGGCAGCGTGAGCGCTGACCCGAACGCCGCGAAGTACGGGTACAAGACGAAGGCGACCGGCAAGCTTTCCGACGTGACCGGCTCGACCCCGAAGCCCAGCAAGCCGAAGCCGTCGTATGAGCCGTTCCCGGGTGCCGACTTCTTCAAGCGGAAGCCCAAGAGCGCCATTGTGACTGCCATGGGCAAGCGGCTTGTTGCCGTCGGGTGCTCCGCGTACAAGGACGGTCCGGGTCCCCAGTGGACGGACGCCGACAAGGCTTCGTATGCGAAGTGGCAGCGCAAGAACGGGTTCACGGGTGCCGACGCTGACGGTTGGCCCGGTAAGACCACGTGGGACGCGCTGAAGGTTCCGAAGGTCTGAGGGGGCACGCATGGGTGAACACAGCAAGCCGGACCGGTTCGGCAAGCTCCGGGCGCTTCTCGCCTGGGTGCTGACTCACAAGCGGGTCGTTCTGTCCTTCGTGGTCGGCGCCGTCTCGGCTATCACTGCGGTGAAGCCTGACTTCCCTGGGCGCGTCGTGCTCGACGTCGCTCACGTCGTCCTGGGCGTGTAGCCGGCTGAGTCACCGACTCCCTTCCTGGCAAGCGTAAGCAACCCAGCGAAGGGGGTCGTCGTGGCCTATTACAAGTCCATTGGTCTGATCGGTCGCGCCCAGTCCGGCAAAGACACTGTGGGCGCTCGACTCCGGCAGCGTTACGGCTATCAGCGCGTTGCGTTTGCCGACCCGCTGAAGGCGGCAGCGCTCCGCATTGACCCGGTCATCCCGACCACGTACGGCGTGACTGTGCGTCTCTCGACGCTGGTCAACTCCGTCGGCTGGGATTACGCGAAGGTGACGTACCCGGAAGTTCGTCGGGTGCTTCAGCACGTCGGGCAGACGGTACGGGACATTGACCCTGATTTCTGGGTCCGTGCCGCCGCGCCGGCCATTGATGCCGCTGAGCGCCTGGGGCTTCCGGTCGTCGTCACTGACACCCGGTATGAGAACGAAGCCCGCTACCTTCGTGACCGTGGCTTCTCCATGGTCCGTGTCACTCGCCCAGGCGCCGGAGCTACCGGCGAGACGGCGAAGCACAAGAGCGAAACGGAGCTTGAGAACTGGGCAGCGGCACTGACCATTGCCAACACTGGGACGCTGGACGACCTGAACAGGATCGTTGACAGTCTCCTACTTCCCCGGAGCCGCTGAGACGTGCCCCCTACTGACTGCCCAACTGGGTTGTCGGTAGGGGGCTTTCGTCGTTTGGGGTTGCACGTGCCTACTCACGTGAGTAGTCTCTTCCTTGTCAGCAACCGAACGAGGGGGCAGCAATGGAGAAGCGCGCGAAGGACGTCACTTACGGGGACGTGATCGTTACGGACGCTCCGGGGCTCATGGTCGCGAAGTGCATTGCGTCGGACATGTACGCCATGAAGACCACGATCCGGAACGGTGACACCGTTCTGACCTTCGGGGCGTATGACGTGGTCGAAACGCTCGACTGACGAAGGCTGGGACCCGGTCACCTGATCGGGTCCCCCAGCCTACTCACGTGAGTAGACCCCCAAACCAACATCAATCCGCTAAGCTCAGCCGCGTAGTGAGGTAGACAACATGAACGTCGTCAGCGTCGACAGTGGGAACGTGCATATTGCGGACGAGACGGTTTCACACCCGTTCCCGAAGTACAGCACTCCGAAGATGGCGCTTATGAAGTTCCGCTTCACTGACGCGCCTGTTACGTGCATGACGTGTGTCACGAAAGAAGGAGTCTCGACCATGCCCCCTGCCGCGAAGAAGACCACTGCTGCCGCGAAGAAGACCGCTGCGAAGAAGACCGAAACGGCTCCGTCCGATGCCACGAACGCCGCTGACACGGACGAACTGATCAGCGCCGTACACGCGACCATTGACCAAATCAAGGCGGTCGCTCCGGGTCCGGGTGCGCACGGCGAAGCGGGTGAGCTGAAGCGTGAAGCCGAAGAGAAGATTCGTCAGCTTCCGACGGCAAAGCGCAACACGCTGCGCGCTGCCCTGAACGAAGCCTTCAAGGCTGTGACGGAGCCGACGGCGGAGCCGGGCAAAGACGTCGAGCCGGCGAAGCCCGCCCGGGTGATCGAAGCCGAAGACCCCCGGTCGTACAAGGGCGTTCCGAAGCTCATCACGGACGGCGTGAAGGCTTTCAACGAAGGTCTTGACCTGGGCATCAAGCTTGGCAACGTCGGTGAGCGTTTGGCGCGCATCATCCTTGACATGCGTCTTGCCATTCCGAACCCGGACGCCGGGAACCTGCCCGACCTTACGGCGGAGCGCAAGACGACGAAGAACGGCGCCGGAGCGATTTACGACGAAGTTCGGAAGAGCATTGCCGAAGACGACGTTGAGCGCCTGAACGCACACGGGTCCATGGTGCGCGCGTCTCAGAACAAGGCTTCGGACGTCCTTGTTGACTGGCTTCACTCCTTCGACACGACGGAGCGCGCCCAGTCCGTTCAGGTGGCAACCGACCTGTTCCCGGGTGTCGACAAGTTCTTGAAGGACGACGACACGAAGGTTTCGGAAGCCATTCGCGCGCTGTACGCGTCTCATGAGATCACCCTTCCGCGCTACGGGCGTACGGAGCTTGCGCGCATTGACCGGCGCGTGAAGGCGCTGGGCGCTGCCACGAAGGAACTTGAAGCGCTCGACGGCGACGACGCGAAGGCCGAAGAGCTGAAGGGCAAGATTTCCGACCTGAAGGCGGAGATTCCCGAAGAGTTCCTTGAGCCGACGGCGGAGAAGACCGACGCACAGAAGGCCGCTGAAGCGCTCGACGCCGTGAAGGCCGCTGTGGAGAAGGCCGGCAAGCGCGCGAAGGCTGTGAAGACGGCAGCACAGAAGCGGAAGGTGAAGGCCGAAGCGTACGAAATCATTCGCGCCTTCGTGAAGGAACTTGACCTTGACCTGAGCGCCCTGATTCCGGCGGACGAAGAAGCCTGAGCGCCCCAGCACGCCCCTACGGAGCCCCGTCGGTCACCACGTACCGGCGGGGCTTCGTCATGCCCTCACAGCGGCGTACAGCGCTGACCTGGGGTGAGTGATGAAGTGACGCTGTGACTCATTCCCAGGATTCACATAAGACTTCTCTAAGAGCTATCCCGGCTCGACGCCACTTCGTCACAGCGTCACCGGTCACCGACTCCCTTCAGCCCAGGTAGAGACACCTACCGCTGAAGGGGGCACACACGTGCCGAAGGTACGCACTATCTACCGGGGCGGAAGCCGCTTCTACGTCCACCCTGAGAACCGGGAAGTTGTGCACCCGGGCGTGACGTCGGTCATTGGCATGCTGCCGAAGCAAAACTTCCTTGGCCCGTGGAATGCCAAGATGGCAGCGGAACTTGCCGTTGACTCGATTGACTTCGTGGCCGATATGGCGGCACGCGACCGTGACGGCGCCGTTCAGTACCTCAGTGGTGCTGCCCGCCGGTACACGAAGGTTCGCGCCGACCTGGGCAGCGAAGCACACGACCTGTTCGAACGGCTGATCAGGGGTGAGTACGTCGGGCGCACCCGCGCTGATCTGACGCCGTACGTCGAGCACTTCCGGGAGTTCCTGACTGCCGTCAACCCGGAGCTTGTACGCGCTGAAGACGTCGCATGGTCGGACACGTACGGGTACGCCGGCTCTTTTGACGTCGTGATGCGCGTATGGCTGGACGACGACGGCAAGCCGACTCCCGACCGGTCCGGCACACCCCATCTGATCATGGGCGACTGGAAGACCAGTAAGGCGACGTACCCGGACGTTGCCCTTCAGATGAGCGCTTACATGAACGCCGACTTCATCATTGACCCGGACGGCAACCGTCAGCCGATGCCGGAGTTTGACGGCGCGGCAGTGCTGCACATCACTGACGAAACCTGGGCGTTCAAGCCCGTCGAGACTGGCCCGGACGTCTTCGCCCAGTTCCTTCACCTTCGCGCGACCTTCGATTGGGACCGTGACGGTTCCCGGAAGGTCATCGGCAAGCCCGTTGCGAAGAAGGCTGGGGGCCGCATCACGACCGGTACGCAGCGAAGGGCGCGCTGAGTCACCGACTCCCTTACGCACAGATGTAAGCGACCTTCACCCGTAGGAGAGACACCCTTGAAGATCACCGGTACCGACGTGCTCACGTTCCTTGCCGCCGTCGCCGTCGGCTTCGTCCTGGGCGTGGCTGGACTGAGCTTCGCGGCCTTCCTGGTCATGATCCTTGTGGGCATGTGGCACGGCTTCAACGACGCCATTCCCGCGCTGGGCTTCGTTGACTGTGTGTACGGCGTTGGGCTGACGCTTCTTCTCGCCGGGATCGTGCGCACCACTCAGAAGAACTGACGGAACGCCCCTCAGTGCCCTTACGGGTGCTGGGGGGCATTTCGTGTTTTCAGACCCGGGTCACCGACTCCCTTACCCACAAGTGAGACAGCAACGGGCGAGAAGCCCCAGGCACAAGGGAGCGCCACGCATGGCGAAGCGGTCGATTTGGGCAGGCGACGAAGACAACAAGCCGAAGAAGCGCGAGACGTATTCGGACGACTCCGTTGGCCGGCTGCACTCCGGCTATTCGGAGAAGAACGAGAAGGGGAACATGGTTCCCGTGGCGCTCGACAAGTGGCGCTTCTCGACCGGCGAGAAGACCGTAGCGGACGCCGTGGCGGAGCTTTTCGGCGGCACTCCCGTTGAGAACGAGGAATCGCCGTCTGAGAACTTCATAGACGTCTTCACTGACCGGGCGTCCATTCCCGTCATCATCGAACAGGGTGACATTGACTGGGACATGAAGCTTTGGCTGAACGGCAAGCTGAAGCACCACTGTGACGGCTTCGACTTCCTGTCGAACGACAAGGACGAAGAGCTTGTTGGTACGCCGTGCGGGTGCCCGACTCTGTTCGATGAGCGGAAGGCCGCTGCGAAGGAGTACGACGCGCCCAACCCGAATCAGTGGGTTGTCTTCAAGCTTGCCGATGACCCGGAGCTTGGAACCTTCCGGTTCAACACGGGTTCGTGGACGCTCTTCAAGGTCATTCACGAAGCTCAGGACGACTTGGAGCGCATCGGGCAGGGTGGCCCGGTCGTCGCCAACCTTGAGCTTGAGCTTGTGGAGTACACGCCGAAGAAGGGACCGATGCGGAACAAGCTTGTGAGCTATTACAAGCCCGTCATCAAGGTCGTGAAGGCGTACGACGACGCGAACGCGGAGTGAGCACGCTCGAAGCGGCGTCGCCGGAAGCCTGGGCACGTGTGATGCGCGGTGCTTCTGACGACGCCGTGAAGGCTCCGCTGTGGCAGTACCCGCCGGAAGCCCGTCGAGCCGTCCTGAGTGAGCGTGCTCGACGCTTCGGCGTGCCGTCGGCAGACGATTTCGACCCGGAGTATCACTAGGTGGGGCAGCGCGGAACGGTCACCGACTATGCCGGCGAACCCCTGTACGTCGGTGATCTCATCAACTACGCAACCCGCTGCGGGAACGGAACACGCGCGGCTGACGCAATCATTCGGGAAATCGAGATTCGCCGTGCCTACGGCAAACGGATTCCCTTCCTGAAGATTCAGCCGACCGGCGTTGAATCCCGAAGCGGCCTTGAAGCGCGCAAGACGCTGCGCGAAGAGTGGATTGGAACCGATCACGTGCGCCTGTTGCGCAGCAACGTGACCGGTCAGCAAACAGGCTGAGACGACAAGCCCCCGGGCGGAGCACTGCGCTTCGTGCCGGGGGTTCGTCGTGTTCAGCCTACTCACGTGAGTAGGTTGGGAATGCATACAGGATTGTTCATCGGCCCGGAGTCGGCGCCTGCCCTGGGCGACGTCCGCGCGCTGAAGTCGGGTGACACGGTCTATCTGAAGCCGGGTGCCGTCGAGCGTCGAGACTGGGGCAGGTACGCCGACGCACTGACCCAGGCCATAGCGCGGGGCGCTTCTGTCGTGTGGACGGAGCCGACCACGTGACGCACGAAGCGAAGTGCCCCTGTAAGCCGTGCCGGGACAAGCGCCGTCGGCAGCACATCAAGAACTATTACCGGAAGCTTCCGAAGGACAAGCGCCACACGCTGAGTCAGAAGCGTCGAGCGACCGCGTACGGCGTCGAGCACGAAGAGTACAGCCGTACAGAGATCATGCGGCGTTGGGGCTACCGGTGCGCCTACTGCGACGAACGGGCCACGCATCTTGACCACGTGCACCCGCTGAGCAAGGGCGGAGCCGACAAGGCTTCCAACATGGTTCCGGCGTGCGCCGGCTGCAATCTCAGCAAGGGCGCGAAGACGCTTGCCGACTGGGCACTGACCTTCTCGAAGCCCGTCGAGTAACCGACTCCCTTACGGGTCCACGTAGGACGAATGAAGGGGGTCACACGTGGACTTCGTAAGCATCCTGGGGCGCTTCAAGCACGTCAGCGAAGAGCCGGACGGGGGTTATCTCGCCGTCTGTCCGGCTCACAGCGACTCGCGTCCGTCGCTGCGCATATGGCGGGGGGATGACAACAAGGTTCGGCTTACCTGCCGTGCCGGGTGCGAGACGGGCGACGTCGTCAAGGCCGCTGGGCTGAAGTGGCCCGACCTGTTCGACGCCACGGGCGAAGGTCTGACCGTACCGAAGGAGAAGCCGAAGATGGTTGGTCCGGCAAACGTCGTGGCGCTGCGCATGTGGCTTGAGTCGCTGCCGTCGGCTGGGGCGAACCTTGCTGGCACGTACGCCAACGACCGGTTCGGCATTGCTGCCGCTGAGGCTGAGCGCCTGGGGCTTCGGTACGCCCAGCCGGTACGCGACCCGGAAGAGCGCCCTGAGTTCGTGTCCGGCGCCTTCGCCCGTTACCCGCGCATGGTCGTTCCGCTGAAGGGGTTCGACGGCGTGACCCGTGGCGCCCAGGGGCGTGACCTGAGTGGGAAGTGCCCGGGTCGTTGGCTGAGCCTGAGCAACCCGGAAGGGCAGCGCTGGGCGCCGTACGGCGTCTTCAAGGGCGAAGCCGGGTATGGCGTCATCCTGATTACTGAGGGACCCGGAGACGCGCTTACGGCGGTTTCTGTCGGGTACGACGCCGTTGCCGTCCGGGGCGCTTCTCTCGTGAACAACCCTGAGCTTGTGGCGGAGCTTGCCGCTGGGCTGAAGGGTTATCAGGTGATCGTGTGTGGCGACAACGACACGGCCGGAGTCGGCTTCACGCTCCGTCTGTCGGAAGGGTTGGCAGCGCACGGAATCGACGTGTACGCGCTGACCGTGCCCCAGGCCGGCGACGACCTTACTGACTGGCGTGAGCGTGACCCGGCGGCGTTCCCGTCGGCTCTTCACGCCGCTGTGAAGTCGGCTCGACCCGTCAAGGACCGTGCCGTTACTGAGGCGGAGCACCGTAAGGCCGAAGTCGTTCAGCGCACGGGCGCCGTTCAGGTGTCGAGCGATCAGGGCGCCGACGCTGCGCGCATCCTGGGCGACCTTGTGTCGACGTACGGCGAGAGTGACGCCATGAACGCTCACGCGTTGGTCGCGTGGACGAACGGGCGAATCAAGTACGCCCCCGGGTTGGGCTACTTCGTGTGGGACGGCGTGACCTGGGTGAAGTCGGCAACCCGGGTGCGTCAAGAGATTCACGCCATGGGCGCTGCGCTTGTCCTTGCCGGTTGCCTACCGGAGTCGCGCGGCTTCACCATGACGACGCGCATTGACGCACTCATGACGGAGCTTCGCAGCGTGCCCAGCGTGTACGTGGACGCTGAAGAGTTCGACGCGAAGCCGCACCTGTTGAGCTTCGCGAACGGCGTCGTTGACCTTCGTACGGGCACGCTCCGCGCGCACGACAAGGCTGACATGCTGACCGTGTCGTTGCCGCTCGACTACGACCCGACGGCGAAGGCTCCGCGCTGGGAACAGTTCCTTACGGAAATCTTCCCGGGCAACCCTGATCTTGTGGACTACGTCCGGCGGCTTGTCGGCTACGGGATCACGGGCAACACGTCCGAACAGTGTTTTGCCGTTCTCTGGGGCAAGGGCGCCAACGGAAAATCCGTGTTCACGGAGACGCTGACTGACATTTTCGGGCGCATCACGAAGACGACGCCCTTCGCCACCTTCGAAGACAAGGGCAACGGCGGGGGCATTCCGAACGACCTTGCTGCGCTTCGTGGTGCACGTCTTGTCATGGCGTCCGAAGGCGAGTCGGGCAAGCCCATGTCGGAAGCCGTCCTGAAGCGCGTCACGGGCAAGGACAAGGTCACGGCAAGGTTCTTGCGACAGGAATTCTTCACGTTCGCGCCGACGTTCCTGATCATGCTTGCGACGAACCATAAGCCGAAGTTCAAGTCTCAGGACGAAGGTCTTTGGCGTCGAGTGAAGTTGATTCCGTTCGCCCGGTACTTCGCGCCCGAAGAGCGTGACTACGACCTTGACAGGAAGCTTCGCGCTGAAGCGGCTGGGATCGTGGCATGGGCTGTGCGTGGCGCCGTCGAATGGTACGCAAACGGGCTTCGTGACCCGGAGTCGATTTCCAGCGCGACGAAGGAGTATCGGGCGACGTCTGACGCGTTGGCCGGCTTCTTCCCGGGCGTGCTCGAAGCCGCCGACGACTCCGCCGTGTTGCCGGGTGCGGACGCGTACAACGCTTACCGTGACTGGTGTGAGGCTGAGGGGCTGAAGTCGACTGAGGTTTGGTCCCGGAAGGCTTTTTACGGCGCCATGGAAGAGCGCAACGTGATGAAGAAGAAGACCAACAAGGGCATTGCTCTTGTCGGCGTGCGGGTGGCTGACGCGCCCGTTGCCGCCACGGGTCCGGGCATCTTCGCCCAGGACTGACACGGAGCCCCAGCCTACTCATGTGAGTAGGTTGGGGCTTCTCGCGTACCCAGGTCACCGACTCCCTTCTAGGCAAACAAAGAAGGGAGTGACGCTGTGGCGATTCTAGAACTGTGCGCGGGATACGGCGGGTTGGGCATTGCCGTTGAAGCACTGACCGGCGACAAGGTCACCGTTGTTGCTGAGGTACACAAGGCCGCTTGCGAAGTTATGGCCTACCGATTCCCGGACGCGCCGAACATCGGTGACGTGCGGTATGCCCCGTGGCACGAATTCACGGGCGAAGTCGACACGATCACGGCGGGCTTCCCCTGCCAAGACATTTCCAACGCTGGACGACGGGAAGGCATCAAGGGTGAGCGCTCCGGGATTTGGTTCAATATCGCTGACGCCATTCGGATCATTCGACCCCGATACGTCTACTTGGAGAACGTCGGAGCTATCCGAAATCGGGGACAAGCGGCAGTGCTCAGTTCGCTTTCCGAAGTCGGGTATGACGCTGCATGGACGGCTATTCGAGCTTCAGATATCGGAGCGCCCCACATGCGCGAACGCTGGTTCTGCGTTGCCACTCCTTCCGACGCCGACGGTATCTGACGCCGACCGGGGGCCGGATTACGCGAAGGCCGACCGTCCCGGAGCCGGGGGCGACGACCTTGTAACGGCTGTGGCAAAGCTCTTCCCGCGCGACCGCGCTGACGTGCTCTTCAAGACGCCGACGGCGAACCTGGGCAGCAATGGCAGCGCCCAGCACCCGGACAAGCGGAAGGCAGGCGGACACGGTCCGACGCTCGAAGACGAAGTTGTCTTTCTCCTGAACGTCACGCCGGAAGATGAGTTGCCCGACGACGGGCCACACTCGCCGGCTGAGTGGTGGGGACCGTACGCGCCTGCCGTGTATCGCTGGGAATGCATCCGTGGCGTGGCTGCACCTGTTCCCGTGATCCGGGGGCCGCGCGGCGGCGTGAAGCTCAGTCCTGAGTTCGCTGAGTGGCTTATGGGGCTTGAACCCGGTTGGGTCACGAACGTGCCTGGGCTGACGCACAAAGAGAAGCTTGAGCGCATCGGCAACGGCGTCGTTCCGCATCAAGCCTTCTACGCCTTCCGGGAGTTGAAGGCGACGTTGGACGCGCGGAACGTCCACGAAGCCTAGCTAGTCACCGACTCCCTTCCTGGCAATCGAGCTAGGGAGGGAGTAGGCAAGTGATCGAATACCGGCACAGCGTGAACGGAGAGTTGGTTTCCGTCTTCATCCCGGAGACGGAAGCCGACCTTCGTGAGTTCATGCACTGGGCGCGCAACAAGCCCGTTCTTGCGCTCGACACGGAGACGACGGGGCTTGACATTTACGCCCCGGGTTACCGGCTCCGGACGGTTCAGTTCGGCACGGCGCATGAAGCCTGGGTGATCCATTACGAACTGGGCGGACGCTTCAAGGAAGCCGCCGACTACGTTCTGAAGCACTGCCCGCGTTTCCTGATCCATAACGCGCCGTTCGACTGGCTTGTGTTGGACGCGCACGCTGACGTGTCCCTTGAGTCGTTGGCGCCCAGGACGACGGACACGAAGATTAAGGCGACGCTGATTGACCCGCGTCAGCCCCAGGAAGGCGGCATTGGTACCGGCCTGAAGCCGCTGAGTGCCTTCTACGTGGACCCGTCGGCGCCCGACACTCAGGGCGACCTTACGGCCGTGTTCCGGTCGCTGGGGCTGACGAAGAAGACGGGTTGGGCGGGCATTGACCTTCGGCACCCGACTTACAACCTGTACGCCGGCCTTGACGTCATTTACACGGCTCGACTGAACCCGTGCCTTGACGCCGAACATGAGCGCCTGGGCGTGCGCTCCGCGTTGGTTGAGTACGAACACGAGATTGCCTACATGTGCGCGTACATGCAGCGCAGCGGGCTTGTGCTCGACCTTGAGTATGTCGACACCCTTCGTCGCATGCTCCGCGAAGAAGAAGCGAAGTACCTTGAGATTGCCGCCGGTTGGGGCGTCGAGTCGGTCAACTCCGGCGCCCAGGTGGCCGAAGCGTTGCTTGCCATGGGCGAGACGCTGACGGAGACGACCGACGGCGGAGCGCTGAAGGTCGATAAGGCTGTGTTGCTGCCGCTTGCCGACCTTGACCGGGACTGGGAACGCGTCGGGGCACGTGAGCCGAACCCCCTTGCTGAAGCCGTACTTCGTGCGAAGCGCGCGGGCAAGTGGGTTACGTCGTACGCCGACAAGTTCGCGGCGAACGTGGACCCGTCCGGACGCATTCACCCGACTGTGCAGACCCTTGCCGCGCGCACGGGGCGTATGTCCATCACGGGCGACCTTGCCGCACAAACGCTGCCGTCGTCTGACTGGATGATCCGGCGTGCCGTCCTGGGCGACAAGCCCGACCACATCATGGGTTCCGTTGACTTCCAAGCAATTGAAATGCGCGTGTTGGCGGCGTTGGCCGGCGTGCGTCGCATGAAGGAAGGCTTCTGTGATCCGGACCCGGACCCGGAGATTTACCCGGACGGGTTCGATATCCACATGTACACGGCGCGGCTCATCAAGGGCGCTGGGGCGACGAAGCGCGACCGGAAGGTGTTCAAGGGCGCTGGGTTCGGCAAGGTCTACGGGGGCGGAGTCACCACGATTGCCCGCCAGACTGGGGCTTCCGAAGCGGAGATTGCCCGTGCCGTCGCTGAGTACGACCGGGTGTTTCCTGAGATCAAACGGGCGTCTTCGAAGTGGCAGCGGGAAGCACGCGCGACCGGGCTTGTCACCGTGTCCGTCACTGGGCGCCGGCTTCCGCTCGACCGGCACCGTATGTACGCCGTCGTGAACTATCAGTGTCAGTCGGCAGCGCGTGACGTCCTGGGGCAAGCCATGCTCAACATGCGTGACGCTGGGCTTCTCGACTACATGAAGTTGCCCATTCACGATGAGATCGTGTTCAGCGCCCCGAAGTCGGACGCAAAGGACATTGCGCGTGAGTTTGAGCGCTGCATGACCATGGATCTCTTCGGCGTGCCCGTCGTCGCTGAGGCAGACCTAGGGGGCCGGTCCTGGGGTTCGCTGTACGGCGCTGACGTCTAAGCGGAGCCCCCGAACCCGTTCGGTTGCCCCCGATTCTTCGAACGCAACATCACGCGAAGGTCACGATTCCAGCCTACTCACGTGAGTAGGCTGAGCATCCTTCTGACGGAGTACCTAAGCCCCGTTACCTGTATCGCGAAGGTAACGGGGCTTCTGTCATATGCCAGAACCGTACTTCTCAAGGATGAGACGGCGTTACGCCTTCGATTTCACGGCATCCCTACCAAGATCAACTAGGTCTCTACGGGTGTCACGGACCAAAGAAGTGACTACTCACGTGAGTAGTCACGACGTAGTGTCTGTGAAGCACGACGGACCGGAACTGATCAGCCCCCGTCGGCAGAGTCGGTGACCTTGATTGGTTGCCCCCGCATGTTCGAACGCATGCGGAACCCTGCCGTGGCGCGCTGACACCCAGTTCTCACGCCCTAGGTCACCGACTCCCTTACCCGGAATCGAACCGACCTAGGGAGTCCCCCAGTGCTCAGCATTGACACGATCCGTGCCGCCCAGAACAACGACCTTGCCGCCACTGCGGAAGTCATCAAGGCCACTGAGTCCCGAATAGACGTGCTCGCCCGTAAGGCCGCTGCGCGCATGTCGCCCCATGGTGGTCCGCGCTTCTACGACTACGCCGATGAGTTCGCCCAGGTTGGCCGTGTGGCCGTGTGGGAACTTCTCGACCGCTTCACCGACACGACGGCGGAAGCCTTCTTCAAGCTCACGTACACGACCGTTGAGAACAAGCTGAAGGACGCCGTCCGGGCGGAGCGCAACGGCAACGCGGGTGCCGACGAAAACGCCGTGAAGGTCTTCGCTGCGATGCTCGAAGCCGCCGACGGCGACGTGTACGAAGCCGCGAAGCTTGCTCAGGTCATCCCGCCGAAGGGCAAGCGCCTGAGTGCCGACCGTGCCGAAGCCGCCCGTCTCGCGTGGCAGGGTGCCGTTTCGCTCGACAAGGTCACGACGGCGACCGACAACCCGGACGCTGACGGTTCCCTTGCTGACGTCCTGATCCACGAAGACGAAGAGCTTGACGGCGAGATTCGCCCGAAGGTCGGTCGCGGAGCCGTTCAGGAAGCCGTTCGGGTGCTCGCCGGCTCCGTCCCCATGCCGAAGGATGCCGACGACCGTACGCGGCTTGTGGGCGCCCTTGTGGCAATGCGCGACGGCTTCGCCAACCCTGAGCACGTCGAGACGGTTGAAGACGTCGTTCGTGTCCCCAGCGACCCGACCCAGCGCCGTCACGTGCTCGACGCCATGGGCGTACTTCGCTCCGCTGTGTCGACGGCGACGGAAGGCGCACTGACCGACGACCTTCGTGACGTCCGTGATGAGCGCATGGCTGACTCGCGCGAGAAGCACGCCCGGGTGAACGACTGCCTTGACTCCATGGGGCAGGCGCAGCGCGACGTTCTCAAGCACTCCTTCGGTATCGCCGGAGCCGCTGACTTCGGCTGGGGCGACGGGTGCGACATGGACGGACTGTGTGAGTACCTGGGCATGACGTACGTCAACGTGAAGGCGCACCGCGCGAAGGGCCGGAAGGCTTTCGCGAAGCGCTATGTGGCGTCCGTGCGGCTCGACAAGCCCGCGCTTGCTGACGCCCTTGAAGCCGCCGCTGCGGCAAACCTCACCAACGCCGGACGCAAGTAACCGGCTCAGTCCTGGGGCGGGATCACGACGGTTCCGCCCCGGGTTACCGACTCCCTTACTGGCGAACGAGAAACCGGAAGACAGGAGAAGCGCAGTGCAGACCTTCACCCTTCGCAGCGGACACACGGTCACCACTCAGCGCGTGGCCGGCACGGCTCAGGTTGAGTTCACGACGACCAACCCGGAAGGCGACGTGATCAGCACCGTTCGCCACTCCTTCAGTGAGTCCGTGCCCCTTCTCAAGCGGCTTGCGTGCTCGACGCGCTAGCAACACGGCTCCGGTAGCTCAGCGGAAGAGCGCCACAACCCGGGACGCGCAAGCGTGCACGTGGAAGCCGCCGGTTCGAATCCGGCCCGGAGCACTCACCAAAGACCCAGGACACGACGAAGGAGAGACGGCGTGATCGTGTGGCGAGTAGGACACAAGACGGCGCTTGACTCAGGCTTCCCGTCCGGTCCCTACACATGTACGGGCATGGGCGAGGAAGACACGTCGCGCGTGTGGGGCATGGCGTCGGAACACAGCAACTCGACGCATCCCAGCCCGTACGCCGACCCGGCACTGAGGGGCATTCGGTCGTATGAGCGCTGCGGGTTCGACTCGCGCGAAGCGCTCAACACATGGTTCGACGGCTGGACTGACGCCCTTGATGAATCCGGCTTCGAAGTCTGGGCGTACGACGTGCCCGACTGGGCTGTGAGGGTCGGCGCACATGGTCAAATCGTGTTCGACCACAACGAAGCACGCGAGATACGACGGGGGCGCTTCGAGCACGAACAACTTCAGCTCTTCGCGTGACAGACGGAGTACCGGGCGCCCAATCGTGGTGCGCCCTTTTTGTTGCCCAAACCCTGAAGAACATCTTGGAGAGAAGAGACATGATGCGAGTCACGAACGAGACGAAGGCTGAGCTTCAGGCGGAGAAGGGGCGTGTGGTCGGCTTCGTCAAGTCGTCTGAGCCGGGCAAGATCAGCATTGCCGTACCGGCTGACCGTGCCGTGATGACGCCGACCCAGGCGCGTGCCCTTGCTGCGTGGCTGAACGAGGAAGCCGACAAGGGCGGCAGGGTCGCGACCGACGCGCGAACGGATGCGGGTTGGCGTGCGCGTGAGGCTGAGCGGCAGGAAGCCATTCGCGCTGCGCTCGACACGGACCGTGTGACCTTCCGTGGACAGACGTACGTGCGTCGTGGGCGCTGAACCGAAGGCGCCACGCAAGACGGCGTCACAGAAGCGCGCTGAAGCCATGGCGGAACGACACGACGCATGGAAGAGCGCACACGCCCTACTCAGTCCGCTCGACTGGGCTGAAGGGCTGACCCCTTACGACGTGTTTCAGCTTGCCCAGTGGCTTGCCGGAGACGTCACCGACTGACTACCTGGGGCGCTCCAACCTACTCACGTGAGTAGGCTGGGGCGCTCCGTCTTGGAGAGACACCCTTGAAGGTCGACGTACTTGCCACGACGGCGCTGAACGCTGACGTCCTTGAAGCCGCGTACGGCTACAACGCTTACGAAGGCGGAACGCGTAAGAACGTCTCCCCTGCCGACGCCCTTGCCGAAGGTGCGGGGCGTATCTGTTACCTGAGCTTCAGCCGGCCGAACCCGGACACGGCGACGAACGCCGGTTACCTGAACAACATTCTGACCCAGGCTCATTACAGCGTGCTTGAGCATGCGTCAGCGACGTTCCTTGTCCGGGGCGTGTCCCGTGCGCTTCTGACGGAGCTTGAGCGGCACCGACACATAAGCTTCAGCGTCGTCAGTCAGCGCTACGTCAATTACGCCGACACGACGCCGGTTGTGCCCCCTGCCTTCAAGAGTGTCGACGGCATGCCTGAGCACCTGGGGCGCGAGTATGAGCGTTGCGTGAGTGCGTACGAGGGTTACGTGTCGACGCTGATTGACCGGGGCTTCAAGCGCAAGCAAGCCCGCGAAGCCGCGCGTGCCATCCTGCCGAACGCCGCACCCGTCGACATGGTTGTTACGGGCAATCTCCGGGCGTGGCGTGACGTCCTGGGCAAGCGGTATCACCCTGCCGCCGACGCTGAGATTTTCGAGTTTGCCGGGTTGGTGCTCGACCACCTTCGGGATATCGCGCCCAACTCTTTTCAGGACCTTCAGAAGCCGGGGGGCAGCGCGTGAGCGACGAGAAGCCGAACCCGTTCCTTGAGCTTGACCCGGCGGCAATCGACGTCATTGACGACATGGTTGACGAATGGCTTGACCGTGAACGGCACGGTGAGCTGAACGGGGGTTGGGGTTACGGGCCGAAGAAGTCCGCTGCCCTTGACCGGATCAGTACCCAAATCAAAGAAGCATGGCGCGCGAAGGTGCGGTATGCCGATGCGGAGGAAATCGAGTGAAGCGCGTTGCTGCCGCTGTGGCCGGCGTAGTGCTTGTGGGGGCGCTCACCGTTGAGTGCGACGACGGTCCGCCGTGTGTCGACTCGCACGTTGAGACAACTTGGATGCCGGTTTTCAACGGCAAGACGACGACCCTTCAGCCGGTCATCACAACCGTGTGCGACCGGTACGCGGAGCCGAAGGAGACTGCCCAGTGATCCGACCCGTCTTCATCGGGGCTTCGTGGTGCGCGCCGTGTAAGGCGACGAAGCCGCACTTCGCCCAGGTCGTGAGTGACGAAGGGCTTGAAGCCGAATATCTCGACGTCGAAGAGTACGACTCGCGCGTGTCCGACGTGCGCAGCGTGCCGACGATTCGCGTCTATGACGGCGACGGCGAAGTGTTGGCTGAGCATCGGGGCGGGGCGACGGAAGCCCAGGTTCGTGACCTGTTCGACCGTGCCGCCGCTCTTCTCTGACCCCTGTTGTGCCTACTCACGTGAGTAGGCTATTCTTTCCCTTGTCAGCACGACGAAGGGAAACCCAATGAAGACCACGCTTACGAACGCCGACCTGAACCAGACTGCCGAAGTTGTCCTGAACGGCGAGACGCTGACCGTTCGCGTGCTTCTCGGCTCCGGCGACGAACTGACCGGCTGGACGTTCGACTATGAAGCGGACGGCTTCGAGCCGGGTTACGCGGCTGACGCTGCGGCGTACGAAGTCACCCGCTTCGAGCGCATCGGCTACGTACAGAACTGAACGAACACAGAACGGCGCCCCTGGGGAGACCTGGGGGCGCTTTTCGTTGGGAGGAATCTTGCGCCCCGACTGGGACACGTACTTTCTCGACGGCGCTGCCTGGGTAGCCACGCGCGCTGACTGCACCCGTTCTCAGGTCGGCGCGATTCTCGTGAACGCCAACCATGAAGTCCGTGGCACTGGATACAACGGGGCGCCTTCGGGCGTGCCTGGGTGCGCTTCAGCGGGTGCGTGCCCCCGTGGCCGGCTCAGCGCTGCGGAGTGCGCGCCAAACTCCGATTACGCGAACTGTGTTGCCGACCATGCTGAGCGGAACGCGATACGTCACGCCCCTGCCGCTGAGCTTCCCGGCTCGACGCTGTACACGACGCGCGAACCTTGCCCGGCTTGCTGGACCCTCATACGCGCTGCCGGAATCCGTCGAGTCGTGACCCCGGAAACATCACACTGCCTACTCACGTGAGTAGGCACGTGCTATGATTCAGGCACAAGCTGACGACGACGAAGGGGCGGACGACATGCCGGAGATTCGGGAACTGAAGTGCGTGGCGCACGGCGAGAAGTGCAACGGGAACCCGAAGCACGCGCACATATTCCGATGGGTCAAGCGGTAGGCGCCGACTCCCCCAGGACGAAGCCCCAGACTACTCACGTGAGTAGGCTGGGGCTTTTTCGTGTTTCCTGACACAGTGTCAGATATGACGGGTCATTACTCACTGGCATATGTCAGTCGCCCGACGTAAGGTCGTCAGTCCGGTCGCCGTTTCGCACAGCCGTTCGAACGACGCCCTAGGGGATCGTGTACGACCTGAGAAGGAGTGGTTGCGCTACGTCAGAACGAGATAAGGACACGACCGGAGAAGGATCAACCTTCAACCGTTCGCATATGAAACTTGAGTCACAGGTTCCGATTTGGGGGGCACCATGCCGCACTCTGTGCCATTCACTCTGTCCATGACCGTCTGGGTCCCGTCCGGCGCTGCCCGTGCGTGGCTTCCCTGCACCTTGCTGGGCGACAACCTGACTGACGAACTGATCCAGTCTTGCGCTGAGTTGAAGTCCGTCTTCCGTGCCCATGGTCGGCTCATCGCTCGACTTCTCAGCGCTCCGGCAGCGCCCAGGTACGACGGCTTCAGGATCGTTGGCCGGCGCAAAGACACGGGGCTTTTGGTCGCTGCCGTCGAGTGGGTACGGAGCCGCGAAACGAGGGAACTTGTCCCGTTCCCGACGGTATGGACGGCTTGTGAGTATGTGCACCCGGAAGATCAACTTTCTGTTGCATAGCCGTTACGGAAGATTCGATTCCGCTGGGCGCGCAATGTGCGTGGCCTATGCAAGTATGATGTTGAAAACCGGACAACAAGATCATCGGGGACGTAGTGCGCAAGATCGTTTTTCCTGCCTCAATTGTTGCGTCTGCCGCAACGGCATTCGGACTGGGGGCAATTGCTTTCAACTCACCCAACGCACCTGCCGGGGCTAACCCGTTGCCCCAGCCGACGGCGACCGTGACGGCTCCGGCGCTCGAAGACGACGCCCAGGACGTTGCCGACGACACGACGCCCACGAAGGCCGCTGAGTCCCCCAACTCGACGCCGACGACCGGCAAGCACGCGAAGACGTACACGGGGTCAGAGAAGGTCGCCACGACCCCCAGCAAGCCGAAGCACGCGAAGCCGAAGGCGACGACGAAGCCGAAGGCAGGCAGCAAGGGACCCATCAAGGACGCCCAGGACGACGGCAAGGTGTTGGACGACATCGGGAAGACGTTCCTGCCCAACGGCGTCGGCGTGCACGTGCCCGACGAACTGTTGCCGTTCCCGGGTCCCGGGTACACGGGTCCGCCGACCACGATTGAGACCCAGGAAGACGCCGACACCTTCGCCCAGTCGTCCGCGTACAACCCTGCCGACGTCGTGTCGGGACCGAACATCATCACGGACCCGGACAAGCCATGGTTTCACTTCCCGACGGGCACCGTGACGGCTCAGCCGGCGGAGTCAACCCCCGTCGTCTCGACGCCCGTTGAAGCCCCGGAACCGGTCGTCACGTCGCCCGTGACCACTGAGCCGGTACGCACGGGCGGGCTTGTGACGGGCACGCGTCCGCGCTTCTTCTGACGTCAAGTCACCGACTCCCTTACTGACCTTCGAAGACACCTGAACTGTTCGAAGGAGTACGGGAGTTGGACACGAAGGCAATCGTCAGAACCCGGCGTGTGCTGACGGCGGGGCGTTGGTTCCTGATCCTGGGGCTTGTGTTTTACAGCCTCATGACGACGACGCCCTTCGTCAGCGGACACAGTCAGTGGGCATGGTCCGGCTGGGTGCTGGGTCTGATCGTTGATGCGGCGTTCATCATGGCGCTTAGCGCTGAGTCGACGTTGGCGAAGTACGGCGTCACAAGCCTGGGTGCGTGGCCGGTCGCGTTCCGATGGATCACGGGTCTGTCGTCCGTGTTCCTGAACGTGTGGCTGAGCGTCAGCGCACATGACTGGGTCGGCGTGGCTGTGCACCTGATCGCACCCGCGCTTGTGATGCTTCTCGCCGAAGTCGGACCCGTGTACATGAAGGCGCTTGCCGACGCTGAGCGTGACGCCCAGGCGGAAGCCCTGAGCGCCCCTGTAAGCGCCCCGGAGCCTGCCGACGGGTTGGCGGACTGGGAGCGTGCCATTCTCGACGCTCCGCCCGTGTGGGAGCGTCCGGAGCCGGTACAGGATGAGCCGGAAGACGCGCCTGAGTTCAACGCGCCGGAGCCTGAGCCGGCGGACGTCGAGCCGGAGCCTGAGCGCCTGCCGAACAAGGAAGCTAACAAGATCATCGAACAGGGTTGGCGTCACCGACTCGACCCCGTTGAAGTTGCCGCTGCCGCTGGACGACACCCGGCGACCGTCCGTAAGAAGTACGCCCAGTTTGAAGCCGAACTGAGCGTGTGAGCGAAGCCCCGTACTGACTGCCCTGGGCGGTTGGTACGGGGCTTTTTTGCGTACCCTCATGTCATGGACGTAGACGACGACTTCATGTTCGGACCCAGCGGACCCAAGACGAAGACCTTCACGAGCATGTCTGACATTCTGGGCAAACTCGAAGGTAAGGCCGCAATGTGGGAACGCGTGGCGCGAGACAACAAGGAACGGGCCGAAGACTTCGAGCGTGCCGCACAAGCGATCAGGGACGGCGCGACGACTGTGACCGTCGGGCGCACGACGTACACCCTTACGGACGACGCTTCAACAATCAGTGACGAAACGGCAGACGAAGCCGTTTCGTAGGCGTACCCTGAACGGGCACCACTCCTGACGGATGATCAACTCACCCCGGAGTGAGGACAACTAGACATGACCACAGCGGACCGCGTACTTGCGCGGGGAAGGTCGCTGTACGGATCGGGGAGCGCCATTCCCCCGACCGTCCGCCACCCTTCCCCGTTCCCTGGGCGAGAGAGGGTGGCTGACTTGTCGGACGCACCACGAGAGATCGTGTCGAGCCGGACCCCTGAGATTCGAGCAACCGTGGCCAAAGGTTGCGACGTGTGCGGAGCGCTCGCCAAACAGTGGGACGAATCCGGCGACCGTGACGTGTTGATTGAGATCAACAATCACCCGCACAAAGAACCGAAGCTTTCGCGCGTCGCTGCGTGGAAGGCTGAGGGGGCGTCCGTCGGATGACTGCCCCGGTTCAACGGCTGAGCGCCCGTACAAGCGCCTTACCCGCCCCGGAGCTTGTCACCCTGCCCGACGACCCCCTGAACGGGCAGGAAGCCATACCGGCGCCATGGTGGACGGAATACGGCGGAACGCTCGATGAAGCGTCCGGCGTGATCTCTTTTCCCCCGAAGGCACTTCCGCCGTGCCCGTTCCCCTGTTCGCTGTGCGAGGGACGGCAGGGGGCATCATGACGCGTGCCACCTACCGGTTCCGCGAACACGTCATGACCCCTGATCCGGTCAGCGAACCCATGCTTCACATGTGGGAGTGCAAGACCGCCGGCTGTGGGGCGACGAGTGAAGCGAGCGAAGACGTATCCACCTGTTCGCAGTGGGCAGCGGATCACCTGAAGGCCAATACCGACCACACGGCTTACCGGGAGATCATCACGCGCGCCTACAGGTTCCATCCCGGCGATTGGCAGTGAGCCGACTGATAACCGTCGTGGCATGGGTCGCCTGGGTCGTCGTCGTGGCGCTCATCGTGGCCCGTGGCGCTGCCGCCTAAGTCCCTCACTGTCGGCTCACAGCACCGGTCGGCAGTGAGGTCGAGAAGCCCCGTCCGTGCGTCGTTCCCCCGTGGCGCATGGGCGGGGCTTCAGCGTGTGGGAAGAGCCTTCCGCAATGCCCCTTCAATGGCGCGCACTGCCGGACCGTAAGACGGGTCTTTCAGGCGCTCTTCGCGCAAGTCCGCCACCCGGGCGATACACACAACGTGGTCGACCAAATCGCGCACAAGCTTGCGAAGGTCGTCGTGCGTGACGTCGGGTCGGTCGACCATGGCCAACGCGTACCGGGCGTCATTCCGCGCTGTGCTGATCATGTGGGCTTCTTCGGCGTCCGCGAAGTTGTCCACTTCTCCGGGCGCTGCGTACTCCGCTTCGCCGTTCGGTCCGGTCCACGGAAGCCGACGGACGTTCTGAGGCATGACGACGTCTCCCGTCAATCGTGCTGGGGCTGTGTCGTCCACGCTACGCACCCCAGGGGGCAGGAACGGGCTTCAGCGCACGGCGTCTTGCCTGGGGAAACGGGCTTACCCGGACACCCGGGACATGCTAGAACTGTATTTCGCGCGCCTCCGGAAACCCGAAGGCGCTCAACTGACACTTCAGGAGAGACCTTCCCGTGACGGCAAACGCCCAGGTCAGCGCCGGGTCACCGACTCCCTTCATGGCGGGCATGACGACCCCCCTTCGTGGCCTATCCGTACTCCGTCTGTCTGTGCTCACCGACGAGACGACAAGCCCTGAGCGGCAGCGTGCCGCCAACCATGACGCCGGCTCATCCCTAGGTATCGACTTTAGCGGCCGTGAAGCGGTCGACCTGGGCGTTAGCGCATCCAAGACGACCCCCTTCGAGCGCCCGGAACTGGGGGCGTGGCTGAAGCGCCCCGACGACTTCGACGCGTTGGTGTTTTGGCGGTTTGACCGTGCCGTTCGGTCCATGGACGACATGCACGAACTGAGCAAGTGGGCGCGCGATCACCGGAAGATGATCGTCATTGCTGAGGGTCCGGGCGGACGGCTTGTGCTCGACTTCCGCAACCCGCTGGACCCAATGGCCCAACTCATGGTCACGCTCTTCGCGTTTGCCGCCCAGTTCGAAGCACAGTCCATCCGTGAGCGCGTGTTGGGCGCTCAGGCAGCAATGCGCACCATGCCGCTTCGTTGGCGCGGCTCGAAGCCCCCTTACGGCTACCTGCCCGCCCCGCTCGAAGGTGGCGGGTACACGCTCGTTCAGGACAAAGACGCCGTTGCCGTCATTGAACGCGTCATCAAGGAACTGAAGAACGGCAAGACGCTGAGCGCCATTTGCCACGAACTGAACGAAGCCGGGATTCCTTCACCGCGCGACCATTGGAGCCTGATTCAGAAGCGGAAGAAGGGCGGCAGGGTCGGCAACAGTGTCGGTGAGAAGATCACGAAGGAAAGCTTCAAGTGGCGTCACGGCGCCCTGAAGAAGCTTCTCAAGTCGGAATCCCTGTTGGGCTGGAAAATGACCGAACAGGGACCCGTGCGCGACGACGAAGGCGCCCCTGTAATGGCGACCCGGGAACCGATCCTTACGCGCGAAGAATTCGACGCTGTGGGGGCGCTCATCACGGAAGCCAACGAAGACGGAACGAAGTGGGAACGCCGAGACAGTACGGCGCTTCTGTTGCGTGTGATCTTGTGCGACGGGTGCGGACAACACATGTTCGTCGGGAATCCCTCAGCGAACAGTAAGGGCATTTCCGCCGTGTACAAGTGCGGCTCATGGGGGCGGGGCGAGAAGTGCCCCGAACCGGCAAGCGTGAAGCTCGAATGGGCCGAAGACTACGTTCGGGAACGGTTCCTTCGGTCCGTCGGCGGGATGCGGCTTACGGAGACGCGCCACATTCCGGGTTACGACCCTCAGCCGGAGATTGACGCCACTACGGCGGAGTACGAAGCCCACATGCGGGAACAGGGGCAACAGAAGAGCAAGGCCGCTCAGGAAGCGTGGAAACGCCGTGCGACGGCTCTTGACGCCCGTCTTGCTGAGCTTGAGTCCCGGGAAGCTCGACCGGCCCGTGTGGAAGTCGTCCAACTCGACACGACCATTGCCGACGCGTGGCGAGACGCCGACGACAAGGAACGGCGCGACATGCTTCGTGAAGCGGGTGTCACAGTCCGAATCAAGCGCGCGAAGCGTGGCCGGACGTTCAAGCTCAACGAAGACCGTGTGAAGTGGCACATGTCCAATGAGTTCTTCGATCAGGGCGCCGAAGAGCTTGAAGCAATCGCACGCACTGAAGCCTGATCCAGCGGGAAGGGGTCGAGCCGGCGAACCCGGTTCGGCCCTTTTTTCGTGGCGTCAGATCGTTAGTTAGTCTAACTAGTAGTGACTCCGTCACGTCAGCGGGCAGGGGCAAGCCGTCTGACCTGGGGCGAGTGATGCTGTGACGTAGTGACCCGTTTTCATGATTCACATAAGACTTCTCTAAGGGCAATCCGGAGTCGACGCCACTTCATCACAGCGTCACCGGCGCCCTTCTCGCCCCGCTGCCATACCCGCCGATACCATCTGAAACCGGGTCACCGACTCCCTTCATATAGGTAGAGGGGTGATTCTGCACCGCGCATACAGTTCGGCATACGCAACGGCGCTTGAGTGCTCACCCTTCGGCCGGTCACTCCCCTGCCTTCTCTCCCAGGGTTGAGCTGACCGGCACAAGCCCTGATAGCTCAGTCCGGTTAGAGCACCTGTTTAGTAATCAGGACGTCGGCGGTTCGAATCCGTCTCGGGGCTCCATCGTGAGAAGGGGCGTTGTGATGAGTGGCTATACCTGGGCATGGCTTGCGTGGCTTGCTGCGTTCGTGACCATTGAAGGTAAGGCGCTCTTCAACAAGACGCCGGGTGACACGCTGAGCGAACACGTTTGGCGTTGGTTCGCCACTACGGCGGGCAGCACTGGGAAGCCTTCAGGTTGGGTGCGTGCTCGACGCTTCACCCTTCTCGCCTTCATGGCGTGGCTGACTGTGCACTTCCTGACTGGGGGCCGCTTCTAACCTACTCACGTGAGTAGGCTGGACGGCTTGCCGGGTAGGGGGTGCTCGACGTATAGGGGGTGTCCCCAGGAAGGGGGTACCCCCGTGCGTACACGGTGCCTTGAGTGTAGGGACTGGGCTACCCACAGTGGACGCTGTGCGTTGCACCATGCCCACTACACAGCACAGCGCAGCATCAAGAGTCACAGTAAGCGGCGTGCTGCGATAGCGCGTGGCAACAACGCTGCGGCGAAGATGCGTCGTGCTATTCGTAAGAGCATGGGCGCTGAGTGTGCGCACTGCCTTCGGTTCTTCCTGCCTTCATGGCTGGACGTTGACCACATCAAGCCGCTTGCATTGGGCGGCGAAGACGTTGAAGAGAACGTACAGCCACTTTGCAAGTCGTGTCATAAGACGAAGACGGCAATGGACTTCGGCAAGCGCCCCTTCTGATAGGGGATGCGGCTCCGAAGTTCAGGACGTTGCGTCTCAGCGATCCCGGCCCCA